TCATAGCCTTCCCCATTCGTCGATGGTGAGGCCGGTCGTGCGTGCCGGATCGGCGATCTTCCTGCGCACGGTCTCGCGCTGCCCCTGCGCGGGCGTCACCTGCCCGGCGACGTGAGCGGCATCGTCATGGCCGTTCGCGTCCGCCTCCGCCGCGTTCAACGCCGCGCTCTGACGGTCAAGCGCAGCCGTCACCGTGGCGAGATTGTTGACAAAGTTGCGAATATAGGCCGGCCCATTCGCAGATTCGGTGGACTTGCCGACGCCGCGATCCACCTCCTTCTTCACCGCTCCGAGCAGCTCGGCCTGACTGGCGATCACCTTGTCGCGGTGACGGATCTCTCCCCTGAGGATGAGGAAGACGATCAGCACGAGAAGGGCAAGGCTAAGGATCAGCGCCGCCCTCCAGTGCTGCCTCGCGAAACCGAAGACTGTCCGTGCCGCCTTGATCGCCAGCCCGGCCGCCGGGTTGATGAGGGAGATCGCGCCGGTGACGGCGCCGCCGATCAGTCCCATGATTTGATCTCCTTGAGGGCGCGGCTAGGAGCCACTCGCATTCGCCTTGTCCTTGACGGCGACGCCGAAGCCGCCGGCCGCGAGGATGGCCGCCGCGGCGGTGCCGAACTCGACCGGGTTGAAGGCTTGGCCCTTCCACAGCGCCACGCTCTGGCAGGCGATCAGCGCAACCATGCTCAGCGCCCACAATCCCCGCCCGAGCTCGAAGCTCTGATTATCCGCGGCCGTGAAGAAGCCGCGCAAAATCGTGCCGATCATTCCGGCCCGCCCCGGTAGAGCGCCGCTTCCGCCGCGCGGCGCCGGATCAGCCCCGGCAGCACCCGCCCGGCCGCATGAACCCACTTGCCGAATTCGGCCGCGGCGGCGCCGTAGCTGCCCGCCTTGTGGAGCTTCAGCAACGACGAGGCCCCGAGCGCGCCGAGGCCGAGGTTGAAGGCGAAGCTCACCAGCGCGTCGAACTGGCCCTGCGTGGTGGCATGGCCGGCGACGAGGGCGGCGACGCCATGCTCGAACTTCGCCAGATCCTGCCGCAGCAGCGCGTCCGCCTGCCCGCGCGTGATGGTGAGGCCGGGATGGACGTCGGCGCCGGTATGGCCGACGCCGATCGTCCACGGGTCGCCGCCCGTGCCCGGATCGGGATAGGCCTGGAGCCGGCACCCCTCCGCCTCTTCGATAAGCGCGATGCCGCGCCCGCTGATGCGGGTCGGATTGTCCATGTCCGCTCTCCTGGAAGCGTTAGCCGGCACACGGCTCCCGCGGCGCGTCCGGCCGGAGCTCGATCTCTTTCATTTGATCGATCAGCTCGCGCATCCGCCAGTCGCCCTCGTCGATCGGGTGGCTCTGGCGCAGCGCCTCGCCGGTGCCATCGAACATATCGCCGTCGAACCGCCTGCCCCGCGTTCGCTCGCCACGATACTGCCTGAACCGGCCGATCGCCACGATCAGGGCTCCCCATCCCAAGGCAGCGTGGCCGTCTCGAACAGCTCGCGCGCCCGCTTCACGCCTTGCCGCTGCGCCGGCGTCAGCTCTTCGGGCATGACGATCAAGAGCAGCTCGCATCCGGTCGCATAGGCATTCTCCCGCCGCCGGATCCGGTCGACGATCCTGCGCAGGGCGACGACTTCGTCCCATTCGCGGGCCGAAATCCCCCGCATCCAGCGAAACAGCCTGCGCCCGAACCAGCCCGATGCGCCTACCAGCGCCGTCCAGACCGCCAGCAGCATAGCCGCCGGCAGGCCGTGAAAACCCTCGCTCATCCATATCCCACTCGCCCAGAGTTGAAGACAGTCCGGCGCCGCCCCGCTCACGCAAAGCGCGCCTGCTCACGGCTCTTTTTGGCCTTCTGAAGCAGCCCGCGCTCCGCTAGGCACGGCGCATGGCTCTCAATACCGGGATTCTCGAACGGCTGCGGAGCGACCGCAAATCGGCCGGCGAACTCGGCGTCTGGCCGATGCTGGCGTTCCGGGCCGGCCGCCTCTCGCGCCGCCATCGTGCCGCCTTCGCGAAGCCGGAGCCGCTCGTCTCGATCTGCATCGCCACCTACAACCGGGCGGAGCTGCTGCTCGAGCGCGCTGTCGCCTCGTCCTTGGCCCAGACCTATCGCAACATAGAGGTCATCGTGGTCGGCGACGGTTGCACCGACCGCACCGCAGACTTAATGCGAGCCGTCGACGATCCTCGCCTCCGCTTCGTCAACCGAGAAGGCCGCGGTGACTATCCGGTCGACCCGGAGCTACGCTGGATGGTCGCCGGCGCAGATGCCATGAACCACGCCTTCACGATGGCCCGCGGCGACTTCATCACCCAGCTTGACGATGACGACACACACTCGCCCAACCGGGCCGAGACGCTCGTCGCGTTCATGAAGCGCAGCGGCGCGGATCTTGCCTTCCACCCGTTCGAGTACGAAGATCCAGACAGATCATGGCACGTCAATGGCGCGAGACGCTTTCAGCTTGGGTCCGTCACGACGTCCTCGATCTTCTACCACCGCTCGCTGCTGAGAATTCCGGTCGACAAAGCTTCGGCTCTCCGCTTCCGCGAGCCGGCGGACTGGAACCGGCTCCGGAAGTTTCGCTATTTGGGCGCCGCGATTCGCCGCCATCCGGCACCGATGTTGCGCCACTTTCGAGAGAGGAGCCAATATGGCCGATGACAAGGAGCGCCGCTTTCCGAGCGGTTCTCGGAGGAGCAGTTGAGCCGCCTCTGCATCTTCGGCTGCGGCGGCATGGGCCGAGAGCTGGCGGATATCGCGCTCGCGGCAGGCCTTGGCGAGGTGATCTTCGTCGCCGACAGCCCCGCTGGCGATGTCATGGGTATCCCGGTCCTCGATCCGTCTGAGCTGGCGCGAGGCGATCATATATGTTTCGCCGTGGGGAGTTCAGAGGCCCGAAGAACGCTCGCCGCCCGCTTTCCCGACCAACCTGTCGCCACTGTGATTTCGCGGAGCGCCATCATCTCAACGACGGCATCGATCGGCGAGGGTTCGGTTCTATCCGATTTCAGCGTGGTCAACAATTCAGCCGTCATCGGCCGCCATTTTCAGGGGAATACCTTCTCCCAGGTATCCCATGATTGCATCATCGGCGACTTCGTGACCTTTTCCCCGCGCGTCTCCTGCAATGGCTGGGTGGAAGTCGAGGACGGCGTCTTCGTCGGCGCCGGCGCTGTCATCCGCAATGGTTCCCCGGATAAGCGGCTGCGCATTGGCAAAGGCGCGGTGATCGGCATGGGTGCCGTAGTCACGAAGGACGTTCCTGCCGGAGCGACGGTGGTCGGCAACCCTGCCAGGCCAATCGATCGAGCATGAGCGCCGCCATGTACCGCGATGAAGAAACAGCCTTTCTCAACCTTTTCAGGGGCCTCGCAGCCCTGTGGGTCGCCGTCGCTCATTGCTTCATCTGGGGCGGCGTCGCCCTTCCTCTGATCGCCGACCCTAAGAAAGCTGTCGACCTTTTCATGGTTATTTCAGGTTTTCTAATGGTCTACCAATCAGATCGGCGCGGGCTTGCGCCGTCATGGCAGACATGGAAACGTTTCTATATACGCCGCTATTTCCGAATTGCGCCAGCCTACTATGTTGCTCTTGCAGCAATGGTGATCCTGTGGCCGATAATCGCGCCTGCTATGGATAACCTTCAGCACCTCAACTTCGCTAACTGGAGCCGAGATCACGTGTACGGCCCAAGCTTTCAGGACTTTCGTCCTTTAAGTCTCTTCTTGCATGCTACGTTCCTGTTCGGCCTATTTCCGTCTTATTCGTTCTCGACGAACCTTCCGGATTGGAGCCTGTCACTAGAAATGCAGTTCTACGCGGTGTTTCCGCTCATCTATATGGCCTCGCGCAGGTTTTCCGTTTGGAAGGTGGCTGTCGCGCTTGTCGCGGGATCCGTCGTGCTCACCAGGGCCTATTGGTTCGGGGGGGCTCACCACCTCTGGCCCTATTATGAGGAACCGTCGTTGCTGGTGCTCAAGCTGCCGATGTTCCTTGTCGGCATGTTGATCTATGAGGCGAGGCGGCGCCGATGGCTTCTCGGGCTGGCGCTGCTCATTTTCGCTGTCCAAAGTCGGGAATATGGCCTTTCGGCACTATCGCTGCTTGCGGTCCTGCTTCTCTTCACCGCCTGCTGGATGCGAGGCATCTGGGCGCAAAGGCTCACGCGCTCGCGCGTCGTCAGCTTCCTGTCGGGAACGTCGTATTCGCTTTACCTAACCCACATTTTTGCAATCGCTCTCGTCGGCGCCCCTTTGGCTGTGATGCTGCATCGGTGGCATTACACGCTGCTGAGCGGCGTCGTCACCATGGTCGTCTCTGTGATCCCGCTTTCATATCTCGCCGCGTGGGTCATGTACCGGGCGGTTGAGCGGCCAGGAACTGAGGCCGGCAAGCGCGCCAGCGCGACGAGCTCGCCCATCGCGGCCCCGATGACCTAGGCTTTTGCCTACAGCGTCAGTCCCTCGATCGCAGCGGCGTTCACGGACGCGATGAGCGAATTGCCGAGGGCGGCATGGTGCAGCTTGTCGACATATTTGGTCGCGTCGTCGGGGCTGGTCGGATAGGTGCCCATGCTCGCCACGCCGGCCGTATCGGTCACAAAGTCGAAGCCGAGGCTGTTGGCGAGGATCAGGGCATTCAGCGTCTGGCGATCCGCCTCGATCGCTGCAGAGGTGCGGCCATAGACGCCGACAGAATCCTGCGGCAGGCAGGTACGAACGCCGACGGTGACGTTTGAGCCGAGCGCGCGAGCGGCGGCAAGCAGCCCGCCCATGGTCGTGTTGTAGATGGTGGCCGGAACGGTGGAGTTGCCGAGGCCGCCCAGATCGTTGATCGCATCGTCGATGACGTAGATCCATGGCTTGGTCGCATCATAGGCCGTCGCCTCTCTCGCCGCGAAGTTCGAGAGCGTCGTGCTGAGCGCTTGGCCGTCCTGGCCCATGTTGATGACCCGGTAGTTCCTGCGGAAATCTTTTTGCTCGTAGAATATCTTCGACAGCGCGCTGTCGGCCTGGCCCGAAGCCGTCCGGCTCGTGCCGGAATAGACAATCGTCGCATCGTATGTGGTGGTTAGGCCGGCGCGGTTTCGCAGGACGGCGGACACGCTCGCAATGTCCCCATCGTTCAGCCCCTTGTCACTCAGGATGCATGTCTTGCAGCGAAAGTTGCCAAATAACCCACTATTGGTTGGATCGGAACCAAGGTAGAGCTTGGCGATCGTGGAGGCGGTGTTGGCGGGAGACACCTTGATGTCGTCCATCCAGACATCCAGAACCCCCGACGTTCCGCGTATGATGAGCAGGTGCGGGCTCGCCTGGATGTATTTGGACGTGAGCCGTACCGCGCCGTTATTGAGGGCAAGGCGACCGTTATCCAGCGCGCCCACACCAGACAGGTGAAACGCATTCAGGTTGGTCGCCGGGGCGCTGGTTTCGGTGCGGAAATATATTTGATTCTTGTAGCTCGCGGTCGGGTCGATCACGAGGAACATGGTGAAGTTCTGGCGGTCGAGACTGATGGTGGGGCTCACGAAATGGCTGTAGCGGGCGACGCTGGTCTCGATGTCCGGAAACGTCATGGCCAGATGGCCGGTGATCGTGCTGTCCTCATGGAGGATGGGGCGATTGGCCGCCGTTGCCTGCGTCAAATCGCGCCCGTTGCCGCTCTGGTCATACCATTTGTCGGCCTTAACGTTGACGGCCGAGCCTCGCAGGTTCTTGATCTCGAAGCGGCGGACCCGAACGGCATTGGCGCCGAGATCGACGCTGGCGCTGGTCGTCGGGTTGATCGCGCGCAGCAGCGCCATCGTTGAGCCGCTGACGAAACGCTCGGTCGAATATACACCGTAATAGGTGGCGCCGGACGTGGTGAGGGCTGGGAGATAGGGGGTGCTCGCCTCCTCCAGCACCTTCAGGCGTCGATAGAGGTAAGCGGTGACCGGATCGAGCACCCTGTCGCCGAAGGCACCGATCTCGCCGTCGATCGAACTCCGCATCGCAAGCAGGTCGACGAGCTGCACCTGGGTCATCTTCGGCGCCGAATAGGAGCTGTCGGCGCTCGTGACCTGGACATCGTAAAGCCCGTCCGCGGCGGCGAACCCGACCAAGCCGTTGACGTCCCCCGTGACCGGATTGCCGATCGATGTGCCGGAGGCATTGAAGAGCGCCGCCAGCACCGACGTCCCGGTGAGATAGACATAGGCCTGCGCGAACGAAAGCACCGCCCCGGTGTCGGCCCGGGCGGCCGTGAACTGCATGAACTGCATGGAAGCCCTCACCTAGAAGTTGAGTTCCCGGCCGCTATAGCCGCCGCCCCCGCCGCCGCCACCCGAGGGCGCGCCGCCGCCGCCGCCGGCGCTGATCGTGAAGCTGACTTCGGAGCTGAAGTGCAGCAGGTCGGGATCGGACGTCCAGGGGTCGAACGCGGCGACCTTGGCATGATAGGTGCCGGCCGCGAGGCCGTAGATCGTCTGCGACAGCCCCAGCGTCGAAACAAGCGAGCCGGCGCTCTTCGGATTGAATCCGGACGTGCCCGAAAAATAGAGCGCATAGCCGAGCAGGTCGGCATCGGATGACGCGCTCCAGCTCACCGATCCCGTCGTCGTGCCGCCGGTCGCGGAGACCCCCGTGACCGCCGCCGGCGCCGCATTGGTGATCGTGAGCGTCGACGAGGCTGTTGCCGAGCCGGCCGCGTTGGAGGCGACGACATCGACGACATAGGTGCGCTGCGGCCCGTCCATCGCCGCCATCGCCGCGGTGTAGGCCGCCGAGGAGATGCTGCTGGCGATCGAGCGCAGGAGCGTCGTGCCGTCGCTCTTGTAGATATCGAACCGGTAGGAGTCCGCCCGGTCGGAGGAATCGCAGACGAGGTTGATCTGGTCGCCGGTCCAGGTCGTGCCGCCGGCGGCAAGCCGCAGGTTGGTCACCGGGTTCGGCAGCGCCGTCTGCGGCGCGAGCGAGAGGGTGTAGGCGGTGACGCTCGCGATATCCTCGAGCGCCCGGCCATAGACGTTGAAGCTCGGCAGCTTGACGTAGATGGTCGAGCCGACGTTGAGGCTGGCATAGCTGAACTTGAAGATGGCATCGTCGAGCCTGACGAAGCGGTCGCCGATCGCATGCGAGGCGGACGCCGTGCCGAGGAACCCGCGGTGCAGCGCGGTCAGGTTATAACGGTTGGCGGCGGTGAGCGTCGCCGCCTGATAAGTGACGAGTTCGCTTCCGACCATGCAGAGCGAGGCGCCGGCGTCCGACTCCGCCGAAGTCGCCGATCCCAGCACCCCGAGCGACGCCGAGAGGTCGACCGCCAGCGTGTTGCTGTTGTCCGGATCGGCATGGCTTGCCAGGGCCGCGGTCAGCACGCCGTAGCGCGCCGGGCCGTCGATCGTGCCGACGCGCGAATAGCTGATATTGTCGACGCTGACCCAGACCTCGCAGCCGCCCCAGTCCGGCGAGGTCGAGGCGACCGCGCACCAGACTTCCGGGTCGCCCTTCGTCAGCGAGGTCGGCGCGTTGATCAGCAGCGGCGCCGAGACCGATCCGGGAGCGACGTCGCCGTTGCGGCTGAAGCTCGATGCCGTGTGCGGTGCGTAAAGCGCCGCCGACGCCGTCCCGACATTCACCCCTTCGCCGACGAAGGTCAGATTCCCGGTCGCATCCTCGTCGATCTCGACGATCTGGACGAGCTGGCGGTCGAGGCGAAGCTCGTCGGTCATGGTGGTGAGCGTCACATAATCGTTCATCGGCTCCAGCAGCACGAAATCGTCCGGCAGGGTGAAATGATAGAGCTCGCGCCGGTAGAGTGTCCGCTGGAGGAGGAGCTGGCACGAATGCTGCGCGATCTGGGCGTCGCAGAGGCTGTGGATCGTCGTCGGGTCCTGCTTGCGCTTCCCATATTGGACGATGTTCGCCAGATCCTGCGCCGAGGCGATCGCGCTATTATACTGGTTGGCCCGGTCCAGATATTCGACCTGGACGATGTTGTAGGCGTCGGACTGGTCGACGATCTCCAGCTGCACCGGATTGCCGTTGGTCGGAATGAAATCGTCCTCGGTCAGGTCGTAGACCGGAATCAGGTTCGGCGCCCACGAGACGCCGTTCCCGCTCGCGGCGGCATCGCCATAGGTGCCGACCTTCAGCACGCCTTCGGACCAGAAGACCTCGCTGTTGGTCGCGGTCATGATCTCACTGATGAGGTCAGACGCCGTCGTCTGGCTCTCCAGCACCGGCGACAGCAGCAAATTGTTGGCGCGGCAATAGAGCGAATAGCTGCCCAGGTCGCCGATCAGCCCGGTCGCCCAGCCGGGGAGGCCGTATTGCGGGTTGGTCAGGAAGTCGGTGAGGATGTCTTTCGGGTCCGCATCCGCCAGCCCCGCCATCTGCGTCGCGAAATCGACCTCGAAGCTGTGGTTGGGCAAGGTCGCGCTGTCGCCGAGCGCATAGTCCTGCGCGTAGACATAGGCGATGCCGGAATACCCGATTGCCTGCCCCGGAAACTTGCTGGTCAGATAGCCCCAGGGCGCCTGCGTCGCCGTGCCGGCGGCAAGGCTGAGCCCGGCGGCGCTGAGCGTCGTGAACACAGAAGTGTCGCGATAGATGGTCCGGATGCCCTGGATTGGACCTTCGCAGAGTCCCATGATGAGCGAGGCCGTATAGGTGTAGGTCGTGTTCTTCGAGCCGCCGCCGAGCCCCTTGCCGGAGCTCTGCTTGGTTGTGTGCGGGATGGCGGTGAAGGCGCCGTACCAGATGAGGTTGCACTTGATCCGGTTCCGGCCCCAGCCGATCGTGATCGGCACCCCGAGCACCGAGCTTTGGACGGAAATGCCGTTCAGCTTGGCGGCGGAGGTCGAGGTGGACTTACCGAGCCCCATCTTTGCCTCCGAACAGGGTGAAGAAGCGCGCCGCGCGCGTAGCGAGTTCGATGTCGCGGTCCATGTCCCCGCGGATCACACCGCCGCCGCGGATCACCGCGTGGATCACGACCGGCGGGTCGATGACGATGGCGCCGTGGCTGAAGGTGCGGCCGAACTTCCAGATTCCGAAGTCGCCCGGCCCCAGCAATTCGCGTCCGATCTCGCGCGCATGCGGCAGCACCCAGGCGAGAAACCGCTCCTCGTCGCGGTGGAGCATCCATTGCGCGCAATAATCGGGCTCGATGTGCGGAATGAGTCCCACCGCTTCGTAGACGGCGGCCGGAAATTGGGCGCAGTCGACGCCGACGCCCTTGATCCGCGCCCGCTCGTGATAGGGCGTCGCCTCCCAGCTGAGCGCTTCCGCGACCAATGCGGTGCGCGCCTCCGCCTCAGTCACAGCGCCGTCTCCGGGACCGGAACGTAGGGCGTGGCCTTGAAGCGGGTCAGGTTGTTGAACTTGGCCTGGCAGGTGCCCTGCGTCAGGTCGCAGCCGGGATAGGCGATGAAAGCGTCGCCCGCTGCCGGCGCCGCCGGCAGAGGTTGAACCAGCGAGAAATTCCCCGCGCCGTCGTTCGACTTCACCGCGACGCTGATCCCTTGATTGGCGCCGGAGGTGAAGAGCACCCTCCCCTGCGACCAGCGATTGGCGTTGCCGGTGAGTGCCGAGCCGAAGCCCGCTTGGCTGGCCGCCGGCGATGCGGCGACCGCACCGGTCGACTGGAAGGTCGCGGGATCGAGCGCGCAGCCGGCATCGTAGACGGTGTGGAGGCACGCCGCCTGGTAGAGGTTCGCGGGCATCTGGACGTTGAAGAGGATCGCCCAGGACGAGATTGTGATCTGGGCCTGGTTGCCCGAGCAGGCCGGCGTCGACGTCACCCGTCCGGAGAAGCGCAGCACCGTCCCCGTCACCGGATCCTGCCACGACGGCGCGAAGGCGCGGTCCAGCCGGACATTGGCGCCGTCGAAGCCGCGCCGCGCGATGAACTGCACGACCGGCACGCCGTTGATCAGATCGTCTTCGTTGGCGGTGATGGTCATGTCCAGTGTCGCGACCTCGACGCCGCGCTTCTCGCTGATCTCGCCGCGGTCGATCGCCGGCCCCAGCGCCCAGGTCTGGCCGCCGGTGCTCAGCGGGATTTCGGCCCCCGTCCAGCGGATGACGGAGCCGCCGTTGAGCGTGATCGTCCACAGGTCGGCGCGCACGAACTCGCCGGAATTGAGCAGCGCGATCAGCGCCGGAGATGCTGATTTCATGGTTTCACCGAAGCAAAGGCGAGGCCGGACTGCGACCAGAGGCCCGCCATCATCTGCTGCACGTCGAGATTGTCCTGCGTGAAGCGGCAGAGGAACAGGAACGAGCCCGACCAGGCGATCGCCGCTCCGGTGGCGGGCGGCGAGGCAAAGACGATCTGCCCGAAGGCGCCAGCGGTGACGGAAGTCGCCGTACCGTTCACCGTGACGACCGGATTCCCGTTGAGCCCGCGCACCGGCTCGGTGAAGCTGACCCGTCCCGCGGCGAAGGTGCGCGTGAGCTGGAAATCGGTCGTGATGCCGTCGCCGGTGCCGACCGGCTGGTTGACGACCTTATTGTCCGACGGGTCGAAGTAGAAGAATTGCTGGTATTGTCCGGCATGGGCGGTGAAGAAGGCGATCAGCCGCTGCTGCTCAAGGAAGCTCGGCCCGTCGCGCAGCACCTCGTACTGGACCTGGAAATTCCACAGCGGATAGACCCAGTTCTGCCGCCGCCGCTCGCGCCCCGACACCGCCTGCTTGATGTCGGTCGACCAGGTCGGACTCTTCTTCGTCACGAAAACCTGCCCCGGCAGCAGCGGGAAAACGTCGGGATCGTCGGCCAGGTCCGGCGTGCTGATCAGCCACCGTGACGGAAGATAGGGCTGCATCATCGCCTGGATTTCTCCAATATTTTGGGTGGTGCCCTCGACTGTCAGGCCGGACGGTAATAGCGTCGGCTAGGTCCGTGGGGGGGGTGATATGCTGATCTTGGCACTGACGATGGGCACCGTTCAGGCCGCTCCCGCACCAGCGCCGCACGCGCCGGCCTGCATCGGCCGTCCGCTCGACGAATGCCTGGCGACCCTGCGGGCGCACATGACGATCGAGGAAACCGATCTTGCCGAGAGCAGACAGGCCCTCGACCGGGTGGACGTGAACGGCCGCTCACTTCGCGATGAGGCCGAGTTCCGCTTCCGCGTCACTCTTCCCGGCCGCCCCTGGCAGACCCACGCGCAACTGCGCTTCGATGCCGCCGGCCTCGTCCGCGAAATCAGCTTCGATCTCTACGGCGCGCCCATGGCCGCCGAGACGGCGGAGGAATATGACGGCACCGCCCTCTACGATTTCACCAACGTCATCCTCGGCGGCACCGGCTGCCCCGACGCCGAGCGTCTGCCCCTCTACCGCTTCTTCCAAAATGTCGTGAAGCCCAGCATCACCGGCTCGGCCGGGAGAGGCAGCGGCGGCAGCCATTTCGGCACCCACGACAGCGGCACCCTGCCGCTCTGCGGCATCAGGTTCCAGTATAACGATCTCTTCGGCCAAAGCCGCTCGGTCTCGTCAAAAAGCAACCGCAGCGGCGCCTATGGCGCGACGACGATCGTGCTCTCGGCGCCCTAACTCCCGCGGCTAAAGGCGCGTCCGCCGCGCCGACGACGGCCGCCGCCGGAGAGTGGTTCGCCACTGCGCTCTTTTTCGAAATCTATAGCGTGCCGGCTCGACAGGCACGCGGCACAGAAATAGCGTCCACCCCGATTCATGAGGGGGAGTTGCGAATGCTGATGCTGGCGCTGACGGCGGCCGCCATTCACGCCGCTTCCGTACCCACCTCGCGCCCTGCGCTGCGGCAGTCGGCCTGCCTCGGCCGCTCGCTGGACGAGTGCCTCGCATCGCTCAGGGCGCATCTCGAGCTCAATGATCAGGACATCGCCTCGGCCAGGCCATTGATCGATCGGGTGGACGTGAACGGAAAGTCCGTGCGTGATCACATGAGCTTCAACTTCCGGGCGACGTGGCCGGACAAAGGTTCTGCCTCCGAAGCCCAGGTCAGCCTCGAGTTCGATGCGGCAGGGTTGATCGACAAGGTGAACTTCGGCCTCATAAGCGACCCGAGGCTCGCCAAGACTCAAGACGAATATGACGAAACGGGATTGTACGAAGTCACCAACGCGGTGCTCGGCGATACCAGCTGCCCTCGCTCCGACCGGCTCCAACTCTACCGCTTTTTCGAGAATGAGGTGAAGCCCACGATTGGCTGGGCAAGGCTTGGGCGCCGCCGTGACACCTACGAAAAATGGCAGAGTCGTGTCCTGCCCCTTTGCGGCGTCCGCTTCGTCTACTTCAGCCTGCTCGCCCGCGACTCCGATTTCGCGTCTCGAGGAAACCGCAAGGGCCTCTTTGGTGACGCCACGGTCGCGTTCTTGCCCGCCGCGACGGAGTCGAAGAAGCGGCCAACGTCTCCGCGCCGGCGTCATTCTCGCTGAATGGCGCCACGGCGGCCGGCCGCCGCCTCGGCAGCGACCAAGCTGTCCACGCCAAGGTCCCTCTCGCTCCCCATTCAGCCCGTTCTATGCTGTCTTTTTCCCTCCCTGGCGAACATATTGCCGCACCCCAGCGCCGATCGCAGGCGCATTCCGCTTGAACCACGCTTCCAGTTGCGCCGGGTTGTGGATCAGGTCGCCGTGAAGATGGAGGTGCGCCTCCCCGCCGCCGCCATCATTCGCCGGCGCAGGCGCATTCGTGTTCGCCGCGCGGCCACCGCTGATCATGTCGCGCAGCGGTTTCGCCGCCCAGGCCGGCAAGACCATTTCCTCCGGGTGCAGGATCGCCGGGCCGCCGGGGACGGTCCAGGCGCCGCCTTCAGCGGAGATGAGGCTGGTGAAGCTCATAGCCGTCGTGGACATGGATGCGCCGAAGGCGGGCGCTCCCATGTTGATCGGCCACGGCGCCGCGGCATAGGACGCGGTACCTGCGGCCCCGGCTTCAGCGGCATAGGAGCCGACCATCGCCACAGCGGCGACTTTGTTCGCGGCGAGATCGGCAGCCAAGAGCGACTGCCTCGTCGTCGCGACCGTCGTCGCCGCAGTCGTCTGCGCGGCCGCCGATGCATTGGCGGCGGCGGTCTCCTTGGTATAGTTCGCGATCCGGGCCGCGCTGGCGGCAGTATCGCCCGTTTTTATGTGCAGGAGCGCCATCAGGTGCTGCGTCAACCACTTCTGGATGATCGATGCCAGCGCTGTGCCGAGGGTCTGTTGGAGACCCTGAAAAATGTTTTTCAGTGTCGTCGCGAAGCCCTGCTGGAGCGTGACGAGCTTGCCGATCCCTTGGCTCCAGGCCTGCGATAGCTGGTTGATCGCCTGCCGCTCTATGGCGGTACGCTGGAGGATGGCCTGCTGCGTGTTTTGGGTCAACTTCTGCTGGTGCTGCAGATCGAGCTGCTCGATCTGGTTCTGCAGGACTCTTAGCGCGGCCGGATCTTTATTCGGATCCTGCTTCATGAGATTGAGCTGGTCCTGCAGTGCCTTCGCTGCGTCCTGGTAGCGCTGGTTCTCGAAGGCGCGCTCGTCGGCTAGCAACTGCGATTGGGTCTTGAGGCCCATCTCTACGAGAAACTTGTCATCGGCCTCCTCGCCCGCGATGCGCATCTCGTTTAGCTTGGCCATGCCTTCCTGAGTAGCTTTCGCGACGTCCTGTTTTTGCTGCTCGGCGGCACGTGCCGCCTGTGCCTCGCGTTCCTGCGCGGCCTTGTACTGCGTTGACTGGAGCCCGTATTCGAGGCCGATATAGGCCGTCTCCTTCCGCACGATCGCGAGCTTGGCGGCGGCGTTCTTGCCAGCCTCATCCTCTTCCTTTTTGAATCCGGCAAGCTGGTCCGCGATCTGCTGGTCCCGCAACTGGTTGCTCGCGGCGAGGTATTTCGCCTCGATCGCGCCGCGGTCCTTGGCGGAGAGGTTGTGAATCTGAAGCGCGTTGGCCCAGAACTGCTTTTCGGATTCGAGGCTGAACTGCTGCGCCGTATTCTGCGCGTCCTGCTCCTCATTCCACGCCGTTTTCCTGGCGGTCAGTTCGCTCTCGAGGTGCTGGACGAGATCATCCTTCTGCTGGCCATCTCCTGAAGGGCCGCCACCATGGCCTCCGCCTCCCGAATTGCCGCCACCATGGCCTCCGCTCCCACCACCACCTCCGCCACCAGCTTTGTTACCATTCGAGCTGCCGCCGCTTTGTCCACCGGCGCCCGACGCGCCGGGCTTTGGCTGTCCCTTCCCCTGCACATAGCCCTGCAGGTCACTGTTCATCTGGGCGGCTTGGCGCAGATTGCTTTGTGCCTGATCCCTGATCCGCTTCGTGTCGGCGACGAGCTTCGCACCCTCCTTGTTCACCGTGGCGTCGAGCTGCTGCATCCCTTCGCGCCAATCCGAGGAGATGCTGCCCCAATGGAAAGTCAGCGTGTCCTGGATAATCTTGGCGAAGACCTTGAACAGGCCGCCCAGATAATCGATCGCGATTCCGACGGCGCCGAACGTTTCGACGAAATTGGCCTTCCAATCCAAGGCGTGGCCGACAATCTCCTTGAAGGCGATGACCAGGCCTTCCGCCATTGCGACAGCGATCTTGATCAGAAACTGGATCACCGCCACGACCGCGTCGATCACGGCCTGGATGACGGCTTTCCAGTCGACTCCGCCCTGACTCGTGCTGGTGAAGAAGAAGCTCAGCGCGTCGGCAACGGAATGAACGACCTCCATGACGCCGTGAAAGATCCCCTGCACGGCTTCGAACACCGTCTTCATCGCGCCGCCGCTCTGATAGCTTTGCGCCATCCAGCCAACGAGGCTGTTGAATCCGTCGATCAGTTCCTTCAACACGGGCGCAAAAGCGTCTGTCAGGATCGTTTGGAGACCCTGCCACGCAACCTTGCTCTGCGCGACTGAGCCGCCAAGCGCCTCGGCATTCGCCTGCGCGCTGGCGCTCACGCCGGCGAACGCACCGCTCTCCTTGTTGAGGTCACCGAGTGCCTTGGACCCCATGTTGAGCACCGGCACCAGATCTTTGCCAGCATCGCCGAACATCTTGACAGCCAGCGCCGTCTTCTGCGGCCCGTCGGGCATTTCCTTGAACTTGTCGGCGACGGCGACCAATCGCTCCATATTGGTGCGGCCGTCATTGGCACTAACACCCATTGACTTCAGCGCGGCGGCGACGGCACTACTATGGCTTGACGCGGCAAGCGCGCCATTCCCCATCTGGCCGAGGCCCTTCGCGAGCGTGTCGACTGATGCGCCCGTGCCAGCCGAGATGCCCCGAAGCTGCTGCACCTGGCCGGCACTGATCCCGCAGGACTGGGCTAGCTTCTGGTTCTCTTGGGCCGTCTTCGCAATGCTGCCGGCGAATTCGTAGATCTTCTCGCCGGCGCCAATAGCCGCCTGCGCAACAGACGCAGCACCTCCCGCGAACGAGGCAACCTTCGAAAGGGCGCTGCCCACACCGCTGGCGAGCTTTGACGACCAGCTTTCGGCCGCTGTCCCCATCGATTCGAAATGCGATTTGGCTTCCTGCAGTGAAACCCCAAGTCCCTCGATGGCGCTCCTGGAACCGCCAAGGCCCTCGATTGCGCTCTTCGCCTGAGCGACGGCCGGCTCCACAGAGCCAATGTCGACCGCGATCGATATCTTGAGCTCGGTATCGCTCATCCGCTGCCGCCTTCCTGCATCTTCATGATGGCGAGCGACGCCGCCAAAGTGTCGTCGCCGACCGGGCGCGCGAGCACTGCCATTTCGGCGATGCTCGGTCCCGTCACCCTCACCTCATCCGGCGGCGGCGCCTCCGCCTCGCGCTCCCGCGTCAGCTTCACGCCCCAGGCGGCGGCGAACACCGCCACCGCCATATGCACGGGCGGCCCGAATTCCGCCCAATGCTCGCGCTGGGCGGCGACGTCGTCGAGGCCCCACTCCTCCTCGACGGCGCGCTTCGAGCCGCCTTCGACCCCGGCGGCGATCAGCTCGTGGACGAGGGCGCGGAGCTGGTCGGCGAGGCTCCCTCCGCGTCCGCCGGCGCGGGAGCCGGGGTTTCCCCCGCGGCGTGCATGCCGGACTCGCGCAGCACCGCGATGAACGCATCGCGAAGCGCGGGAAGATCGTCGAAGCCGACCATCTCCTCCAGCGCGTCGGCCGTCAGCGCGGGGTCGATCTTCTGCAGCCCGATCGAGAGCACCGCGACGATGTCGCCGGTGCTCTCGATCATCCCCTCGATCGTGCTCAGCGACCCCGCCGCCGCGTTGATTCGGTCGATGAACGGCGCCGCCCTGCGCAGCGCGCCGAGCTTGTAGGGCGCGATGTCGAAGGCGCGCCCGCCTGTCTCCAGACGCGCCATTATTCCGCGGTGCTCCACTGGAGGACGCGACCGGCCGGATCCGCAAAGGCCTCGAAGTCGAATTCCGGAATGAGGAAGTCGTCGGCCTTGGACGAAAGCGCGAGCTTGGAGGCGACGCAGCTGAACAAAGACAGCGTCAGCGCCTTGCCATTCAGAGCGTTGAAGAAATCGGCGCGGAAGGTCGGCGCATAGCCCATCGGCACGTTCATCACCGTCGATTTCTGCGCCGCGGTCGAGCTCGCCGTATATTGGAAGCTGATGAACACCGTCTTCGCTGTGTCGGCGGACGCGAAAGTATAAACCCCGGCAGCGACCATGTATTGGCCTGCCGTCGGCGTCGCGGCGACCCGCACCATCGGCACGCCGCCGGCGTCGCGCACGCCGAGATCCTGCGACCAGGTGCCGGAATTCGGAACGGTCGGCGTAATCGAAAAGGGTGTGCCGGGGATCGCCGCGCCGGTGGTGTCGTAGACGTCGGAGAGGATGCCCGACGCCACCGTCTGGCCGAAGAACAGATCGTTGAGGATCCGCCCGTTGATCTGGGCGAACTTGCTCTTGCCCTGGATCTTCGCCTTGCCGCGGCCGACCGCGACCGGGAACTGGTTCTGCCCGAACAGCTGCTTGGTATCGCCGCTGATGTCGATCGAGCAATCCTGCAGCGTCCCGAAGAGGATCGGCGTCGGATTGGCGATCGCGTTTCCGGAACCGTCGGTGAGCGCCGTGCCCCAGAGGGTCCCGGAGCCGAAGCCATATTGGGCCATGTCATTTCTCCATGAAAAAGCCCGCGCGAAGGCGGGCCGGGTTAAACGATTTTCGTACGCGTCAGAGCGTCAGGATACGCACCGGCACGATGCACACTTCATCGTCGCCGAGCGTGCCTTCGGACGTCTCGATCGCGCCCTCGATCCGTGCCCACTGGACGAGCCCTCCCAGCGTCTGCGGCACGCCGGCCCCGCGATTGTCGAGCTGCGCGCTCAGATGGTCGAGGATCGGGTTCAGCATCTCGCCGGGCGAGACCGCGCCCGCGGTCGAGACGTAGAGATAAAGATCGACCGCGAGCGTCCATGCGGCCGGCCGGCCGGTGAGCTGCGCCGGCGTCTCGCTCTTCTGCGCCTGGAACAAGGCCGGCCGCTCGCTGCGCGGCACGTCGGACCAATGCTTCAGCTTGCGCGAGACCGTCACCAGCCCCGGCGCCGCCGACACGAGGTCGAACAAGGCGGCATAAATGGGTTCGCGGTTCATGCCAGCGCCTTTTCGATTGCTGCCCCGGCTTCGCCTGCGACCTGCCCCGACCCCGCGAGCTCGGCGAGCGCCGCGCGCAGGAACGAGCGTTCCGGAAAATCCACCTGACGCGAATGCGCCCGCACCACGGCCTGCACCGGCGAGATCGGCTTTCCGAACGCCTGCCTCACCGTCCGCAGCGACTCCCGCACATTCTGCGTGCCGCTGAAGCCATATTCATGCACGGCCCCATAAGGCACGGCGGACGAGAGAATGGCGCCGACGCTTCCGCCGCCGCCGGCCATCTGCTCGGCGATCGACGCGCGCAACCTGCCGCTGCGCACCTTCAGCACCTCGCCGGAAAGCTTGTCCCGCACCAGCGCCTGCGCCCGCAAGGCGAGCCGGCCGATCCCCTGCTCCAGTTCGCCATGCAGCCTGCCCGGGATCGCCTCCAGTGTGACGGCGACGGCCTCGCCGCCGATCAGGGTGATGTCGATCACAGCGCCGCCACCGACGCATATTGGTCGAGGATCGACTTTACCGAATCCGGCATTGCCTTGGTGATGAACGACACCGTTTCGCCCGCCAGCGACTTGGAAGCGTGGCCGATCCGGTCCCGCTCCTTGTAGCGAAGCGCGATCCACTCGTTTACCGCCTCGCCCAGATCCGCCGGCACCGCCGCATAGCCGGCCGTGAAGCGCACCCGCACATTGCCGAAGCCGCGGCTGAACACATGGCCGTCCAGCATCACCGCCGTATCGGTGAAGCGATAGCCGGAAGCGCCGAATCCCGCCTGTGCCGGGATCGCGCATCCGTCGACATTCACCTCCGCGATCGCGGTGACTGGAAATTGCGGCAGCAGCATCTTGGCGGTGCCCTGTCCGTCGCGGACGATGTCATAATCCTGCGACGTGAAGTCGCGGTTGCAATAGGACCGCGCGGCTTCTGAATAAGCACCGATCATCCCCTGCAGCAAAGCATCGTCCGCAGCGCCCCCAATCTGCGCATAGGCCTTGAGCGAAGCGAGATCCGTCAGGTCCACCATCGCGCGTCACTCCGCATCCGAAGCGGGTGCGCCGGCGCCCTTCTTCCCCTTCGCCTCCGCGAGCGCAGGCGCCAGGGTGAAGCCGTTGGCCGCAAGCCCAAGCCGGTCGGCGGCCGGAAGATCGTCAGGCACCTCGAGCATCCCGCCGCTGACGGCATGAAAACCGGTGCTGAGCGTGATCCCGCTCGTATCGGCGGGCGCAGTGAAACGGGCCATGTCGGACACCTCGTCTGGATTGCTGAAAGAAGGAGCGGCCCCGCCTTCAAGAGACGGGGCCGCCCCACCGGCCGGGGGAAGCGCCGGCCGGCTCGCGCGTCGCTTACGCGGTCGGCGCGATGTTGGTGATGCCGCCCATGGCGAAGGGTGCGTAGATGGCGAGGGCCTCCTGCGCGTAGACGCCATAATCCTGCTGGCGGGTGACCTTCGGCCACATCGTCGTGTAATAATCCTTGCGGGTGAGCATTTCGGCGACGAGTGGCGTCTCGTTGGAGACGTACCAGGCCGGCAATTTCTCCGCCCAGGCGATGATCGTCCCCGGGGCCAGGTTCGGATGGATCTTGATCGGGATCTTGGTCCCGCCGTCCGGCGTGTAGGGATTGAAGTAGAAGCTGATCGTGCCGCCGGCGGACAGCCGGTATTCCGATCCGTCGGTGCCCCCGTCGTAGCGCAGCAGCGGGGCCGAGCTTCCGTTCAGCACCAGATGCGCGATCGATTTCAGCTCCTGGCTGTTGACGTAGATCACCGTCGGACTGATCCGGTAGTTGTTCCACATAGCCTCCAGCATCGCATCGATTTCGACGACGGAGCCCGAGCCCGACCCGGTCAGCTGGGTGCCCACCCCGGCGACACCGGAGGACAGCACCTTCAGATACGCATTGCCCTGCGCCGCCGCGCTGAACAAAGTGGTCAGCAGCCCGTCAAAGGCGATGCCGCTGTTCCTCGAGCAATCGGCCGTGATCGCGGTCGCCGCCTGCCGCGAGCCGACGAGCGGCGCCGCGAAGGTCGCCGAGTTGAGCGTGGTGATCGCCTGCAGGCTCTCGTTGCCGGCCGTGCCGACGAACCAGGCATAGCCGACCGCGCCCGGCACCGTCGCGACGGACGCGGAGAGCGTCTGGCCGAGCGTCACCGCCTGCGTCGCATTGGCAGACTTGTTGGACGAACCGCCGTTGAGGGTGAAGCTCTTGCCGTCTGCGCCGGTCACGCTCTGCGTGGTGGCGACGCCGGCGACAAGCGACGACTGCAGGTAGCCGAGCTGGGTCAGCGCGACGACGATCACCGAATAGGTCGCGGCCGGAAGCGTCGCGCCGGTGCCGGAGGCGGAGAGGCTCGGCGCCGGTGGCGCCCCGAGCGATACCGACGCATTGCCGGCGAGGATCGCAGCCTCCTCCTTCACCATCATCTTCAGCATCAGGCGAAGCTGCACGACCGCATCCTCGTCCTCGAAACCTTCGGCGGCGAAGCGCGCTTCCTCGGTCAGCGAATCCTCCTCGCCGATCGTCGCGTAGGAGAGGGTGTTGTTGGTGAGCGTGTAGCTCATCCGTCCGGCGCGCTGGCCCTCGGGCACGAAGCCGGTCCAGTTATAGCCGGAGCCGTCGATGGCGCTGATCACCTTGTAGCGCAGCGCGTCGCCCGGATTCTTGCGCTGGTTGCGCGGGACCGAATTGCGCAGCGGCGTCAGCGTCGGGAACAGGTTCAGCGCCGGTGCCCGCAAATCGTAATAAGTGAGGCCGGTGGAAATCGTCACCGACTTGGCGAGCTCGGCGTCGCCGTCGAAGAACTGGTCGCCGCTCAGCGGATTGGACAGCGCCGCCTTGAACAAGTCGAGCGTGCGCTCGGCCCGGTCGGCGGTGAGGAAGCCGGGCCGCTGGGGATCGGCATGATGGATGCCGTTGACGTCGAGCATCATTCGGTCGGCGAACACCGACCGTGGAGTGAGAGCAGTCATAGGAATTCCTCCTGAAAAGCTGGCAGGTTGGAGAACAGACCCTCTCCCGCGCGCGGGAGAGGGAGGGGCCCAAGCCGCAGGCTTGGGAGGGTGTGGGGTTGTGACCGCGGCCCCGCGCTCAGCGCCGCGCCGCGGCCTCCAAAATCGCTCGCGTCTTCGCCGGCCCGGCCGGCATCGCCCGGATCGCCTCGAGCGGATCGCCTTGCTTGCGCAACGCCTCCCCGCCCCCGTCGCTCTCCTTGTCGATCGCGATCAGCCGGCCCTTGGCCATTTCCGGCCGGCGCATCAGGTCCGCAATCCGCGCCTCGGCCTTGGCGAGCTTGTCCTGCGCCTCCTGATGGGCGCCGGCGAGCGTCTCGAACGCGGCGGCGAGCCGCTCGACGCGCGGCTCATCGGTCGGCAGCATTTTCGTCATATCCGTGGCGCCGACAGCGGCATCGCCAGGCTTCGGGCCGCCGCTCTCCCCCTCGCACTGCGCCCCCCGACCGCAGCGCGCGCCGAGCTTCACGGCCTGGTCGTGCATCGACTGGATGATCTCGCAATCCTTCGGATCGCCTGCGCTCGCATCCCCCTGGTCCGCGGCAGCGCCCGCGGCCGCATCGGCATGGACCGGCTCGGTCGGCGTGCTTGCCAGCTTCGCCAGCGCCTCGGCGGCATTTTCCGCGATCAGCTCCGCCCGCGCGACCGTCACGAAGTCGCTGGCCCGCTTGCCCCCGCCCGCGGCCTTGGCGAGCGCCTCCGCGCACTTCAGCGTCTTGTCGTTGCCGGGCTCATAGGCCTTGCCGATCGCGAAGCGCACTTCCCGCTCCGCCCCGTCCGCCTTCACCATCGTGAAGGTCGCCGCCGGATTGCACGGCAGGTCGACGATCGACAGCTCGCGCACCAGCGGCGTGTAGCGGACGTGCGCGCCGTCCTTCCAGCGCCGGGCATAGCGCCCGCCGGGGCTGAAGCCGGTGTAAACGCC